TACCATTCGCTGATTTGTTTACAAGTTGCTGGTATTGTTGTGCGTTTGTTATTGCCATTACTCTGACGCTGCTCCTAATGGTGGCATTGCTGCTACTTTAATTTTTAATGATCTTGTTACATGTTCTTTTTGAGTAGCAGTTGCTGGATTAGCAATATCATCTTCTGCTTCTTTATCTGAATTGTACTCATAATTAGTTTGTGTATTTCTCAATACTACTTCTGTTTCACATTTAACAACTGGTACTTTCTTACCATTTATTATTGTGTATGCTACTTCTGCTTCTTCTTTAAATGCCATTTTTCCTCCTAATCCCTGTTAATTTCCAATATACTTACAAAACCTTCAATAGCTCCTCCAACAGAAGCTTGTACTCTTAATACATCATTTTCTTCTAAAATTAAAGACCCAGATATCATATTTTCAAAAGTTTTAGCTGCAATTACTTTGTGTGATATTTCATATTCCGTAGTAGCTGAATTATCATAAACAAATACTTCTAATTCAGGGTTAGATCCAGCGTGATTATTAGCTTGTATTGTTTTAACAATGGCTCTTGAATTCGATGGTGGAGTGTAAACATCTGTTTTATCTGTGGTTGCTAAATCAAAAAAAGCGTTTTTATATATGTTTGCCATTAGTTAGTTTGCTCCGTAAACCAAGTAAACCTTTCAGTCTCTTGTTTTAACTCATCTAAGAAAGTTGAATTCAATTGTTCTGTTATCAAACTAATTGCTCTATTAATTTGTTTTTGGTTAGAAACATCATATTCTTCTTTTGGTTCAGGTATTCTTATTACTATTTTAGCCATGTTTATATGATATCCAATCTAAATTTTTTTTATTTTTTAAACTAATAATATATGAATTAATATTATTCTCACATAACATCATATTTTTATTTTTATTATATAATTTATGTAAAGCATTTTCACCTGTAACTGAATAAACAAAAGAAAGTTTATTTCTCTTTGCTTCTTTTTCTATCTCATCAATACAAATTTTCATAGCCTTATATAATTTAATTTTACTAACTTTTGGATTTGAAAATATTCCCCACATAAAACTTAGTTTAGAGGTTTTATCTATAAACAAACCCGCTGCACACATTGGTTCTTTATCTATTACTATAATACCCACCTTCGGTAAAACTTCTTTAGGTATAGCATTATCCCAATCATATTGTTTACACCAATTAGAGATAGTAGAATAATCTTTACTTACAATCCATTTTCTAGCTTGCATTAATAATGTCTACGTTATTCCCACTATCTTGTTTTGCGTACAGTTTCCAATTATCAAAAAAATCTTCTTCATTATTCATTAATTTATCTTGTTCATTTACTTCAAAGTAATCTGTAAATAAAATGTCATTAATTAAAATTCTTCTGTTTTCAGAACCAAATACATAAACTGTGTGTTCTTCATTCCCTAATAATTTACCATGTTCACTATCTTCGACTCTAACCCATTTATTATTTTCACTAACCATGTGGCTACCAGATACTTTGATACCTTTATAATCATGTAAATTTTTAACTAAGAATTTACCTGTTGCAAATACTTTACCACCAATTGCAACTTCATTGCCTAGATCAACTTGTTCTACTGGTTTTCTAGTTCCATCTAACATAGTAATTAAAGTTCCTTTTAAGAAGCAACCGCCTCCGCCGCCTCCGCCTCCGCCGCCACCTCTTTGACTTGGTGGTCCAGCTTGTCCTTTTGTTGATACAGGTCCTTTAGATTTTGTTCCAACATTACTTTGACCTCTTCCTCTATCTGGAATTGATTTAGATCTAGATTTAGTGCCTGGTTTTGTAGTTCCTGTTGTTCCTTTAGATTTAGTGCCTGGTTTTGTAGTTCCTGTTACTGGTCCTCTTCCACCTGTTCCTGGTTTTGTAGTTCCTGTTGTTGGTCCTTTAGGTTTAGTTTTTGTTTTTGTTTTTGTTTTAGTAGTTGCATCTGTTTTAATTTTTCCAGAATCTACATATAAATTATCAAGATCATCCATAATATTAACCTTTTTATCTAGTCCTAGACTAGCCATAAGATCATCACTGATAGTTGAAAAATCTTTATCTAAACTTTTTGGAGTATCTATTATATTTTTTATTGTTTCAATTCCAGTAGGTGCTCCCGGTTTTGTTACTCCTGTTACTCCACTATAATCTGGAAAAGAAGATGTTGGTGGTGAAACCATATCCATTATTGGATCTCTATATTTAGTAATAGGTTTCGTACCTAAAATAGTTTCAATTCCTTCTAACATATCACTTCCACTGTCATCTTCAGCTGTAGTAATACCTTCAGTTATTTTTTCAGCTGTTGATTTGTAAGTTGGATCTTTAGCTTTTTTCTTTTGATCTGAAATACCTGTTGTTAAGTCTTTTGCTGCAAAAAATCTTCTTTCTGCTTCATCAAGTGCTGCCAGTTTTTCTTCTTTATATGTTTTTCCAGTTTTAGGATTAATATTTGTATCGCTCATTTTTGCATTAATCAGATCTCTTCTTTTTTGAAAAGTATCCGCATCAGTACGGTAAGCACTATAACCTGCCATAATATTTTCTGCCGTATTTATTGTACCTGGAGTAGCTGCAACAAATCTTCCAACATCATCAATAGCAAAACCTTGACCCGTTAATTCGTTTTCTAATATACCTCTATCACTTGTAGGTAATAAAGAACCTATTCCTTCTAAAATTTTTTTACCCGGCATCATTCCCGCTAATTTTTCTATTCCTGTCTTTGGTCCAACGTTATAATAATCTGGATACATATCCATAAATTTATTTGCTTCTGTTTGTGTTCTAAATCCAGTTCCATATTTATTTATATCAAATTGAGAATCTCCAGATCCAATTAAAGAAGTTTCACCAAACTGTCTTGCAGCATAAGGACTGTAATTATCTTTAGTTTTTGTTCTATTAGGATCAGGATTGTAAACACTAAATCCTTCTTCATTGCCACCTGGTCTAGGTAATTGTTTTATTGGTTCTGGTACTACAGGTGTTGGAACCGGGGTTGGAATTGCAGGTTGATTAGTTCTATCATACCTAAAAGTTTCAGGTAATGCTCTGTTTAAATATGCTTGTGCTAAATCAAATAAAGTTGCCATTATCTACGTCCGTCTGGTTGTATATCTATTCGTAATGTACCAAAGCGCCAAGACTCACTAACATCAGTGTTTTCTATCTTGATATTAACAAACCGGCCTCTGGCTCTTGTATCCTTTTTATCAGTATTTGCGTTAATTGTAAAGGGACTCAAAGAGGTAATTGTATCTGATTGTTGAGGGTATCGTTTAACAGCAAGGGTTACTTTTGCATTACCTTGTAAGTCTTTAAAATCAGGTATAAATCTTCTAAGTGCTAAAAATATATCCCCTGACATACCTTCACTCTGTATATCAAAATCATAAGATTTAACAAAAGATGTAACTGCTGTAGTAGTACCATCAGGATTTACTTGATCGGTTCCTACTTCATGTTCAAATAATATAGTTTGTCCTAAACCACTTTCTCCAATTATAACTGGAAAGGTTCCTGAATTATTATTATTATATTTAGTTGCAAAAGGTTTTGGATATACAGTTGAATCAATCCAAGTAGTTCTAGCTTCAGTACCAATATACCAAATACCACCTTCCATTTTTTCTCCGTAATTTAAAACTACATATTGATCATTATATTCAGAACCTGTTGATGGGTAATACCAAACAACTTCTGTAAATTGATTATTTAAACCAGCATAAACTTGTTGACCTTTTGTAGTATCTGCTTGATCATAAACATAATCTTCAACAGAACAAGGTAGTGATTTAACTGTACCATCAAACATAAAGAAACCATTTGTACTCATCCAAAATGCAACCCCATCAATTTCAATTGCTGCGTTTTTACCAATTAATCCACAGTTAGTACCCACTTGTTCAAATCCAAATGTAAACGGAGCACCAATAAATTTCATAGTATATAATGCATTGTCGGTCCAAACTAGAATAGATTCTTTTGCTTTTAAAGCACCTATAATTTTTGTTCCATCTTGCAGTCTTTGTGATCCAGCAGTGTTGATTGCTGTTGCAGCATAATCATTTATATCTTCTTGATCCGAAAATCGGATAAACATATCATCTTGTGTTGATATATCACCAATAACAGTTTCTGTTCCACAATGAATTAAGTGACGTGTTGTAGGGGATACTAGTGATACCCTGGTTGCTGTTGGATTATTAGATGTAGAAAAACCAGCTGTGGTAGTAGAAGCTCTTACTGTTAAAGGATTTGTTGCACCTGCATTCCAAGTAAAAGTTTTTCCATTTGCAATTGTTGCAACTAATACCTGACCAAAATTACTAAGTGACCATAAACCTGGTTCAAGAGATACTTCAGCTGCTGAGGCAGCTTCTCCCCAATCCACAAAATCTGCAGCATTAGTAACCACTGCAGCATCAGCGTGCGCAGCTCTTGTAGAACCATCTGCTGCTCTAGTGATACCAGTTAAATCGTTTGCAGAAATACCTGTATAGGTAATTAATTCTGTTCCAACTTGTATTCTACCAGATGCAGGAAAACCTGACGTTGATGTTAAAGTAATATTAGTTGAAGATCCATTATTACCGTTTGCATCATCTGCTAATGCACCATCTAAATCATTTGTTAATGCACCAGAAACTGTTCCGTTCCATTCTGATACACCCCAACCATAACCGTAAGATTGTGCAGCAGGACCAACTGTTTCATAAGGCTTAATGTCTATAGTTCCACCTGTTTGTGTCCCTGTTGCATTTGAACTCTGTGTAATTGTAAAAGTAGTATTGGTTGGTGTAGCTGTTACTTGAAATAATTTATCTTCAAAGTCTGAATTATTATATCCAGTTCCACCCGGTAAATTTACATTGTCTAATAATATAATATCTCCTGGTGATAAACCGTGTGCAGAAGAAGTTGTTAAAGTACAGATTGCAAAACCAGAAGTGGTTGCAATCGTTGCTGATGATATAGTCGATTTTAAAGGTGTAACGTCATACAATTGACCTTCAAAGTATATAAGTAAAAATTTATCTGTTCCAATTGCAACATATCTATTTCCATTCAAATCAACAAATGCAAATTGTCTTCGTGCAACTCCACAGATACTACTTGTTACCAAAGATGACCAACCACCAACTTTTTCAGGTAATCCATATCTAAATCGTATGTTATCGCAATCAATCCACCTATTTTCAGCACCTGATGTGGTATCTTGTTTGTCTATTCCCGGTAAGACTTTAAAATCAATTAGAGCCATTTATTAGCTCCTATACGTTATCTTTATATGCCCAGCCTCTAGTTGCATTAACATAAACTAATGTAAATGCTGCGCCATTTGTTGATACTGTTAAGTTAGCAGCTGAACCTAATATGTTAGATCCATTTCTACCAACAGTTAAATTGTTTGAAGCAAATGCATTACCACTATCAATAATTGTTACTTCTTCACCAATTGAAGGACTAGCAGGTAGAGTTACTGTTACTGGAACTCCTAAACCTCCTCCAGAAGTATCAACTAATAATTGGTCACCACTGACTGCAGTGTAACCACCTGGTATCGTATAATATCCTTTAGTTAATGATCCTGAACTAATGTTTGTGCCGTCAGAATATAAAATCATTTTAGAAGCAACTGGCATTACAACACCTGTGCCTGAAACTGTTTTAACGGTTAATGTATAATTCGATGAAGATCTTGCAGTTGCATCTTCTACAATAAAAACTCTTTCGGCAGAGTCTGGCATAGTCACTTGTCTGTTTCCAGTTAATGTACCAGTTAATTTATAATATAAATTTTTACCGTTTGATGTTGCAAAGTTATCTAAAGCTAAAGCAACGTTAGCTGATGCAACGTCTAAAGATAAATAACCGGAAGCTGCTTGCTCTAAGATTTGTAAGTTTGTGTTAGTAATAGTTCCCCACGTTCCAGCTTTTTCACCGGAAGCAATGAGTTCTAGTTTTAAATCACTTGATGTACTTGATGCCATAATTCTCCTATGCGTCTGGGTCTATTGGTACCCAAACTTGTGTTACCCCTGGAGGTATTGGGTTCCATGATATCACAGAAGGGGTACTAGTTGCAAGATTAAATTGCACTCCTGTTGGTACAATTAATACGTCAGGA